AGAAGTTATAGAAGAAATCAAGAATATAATTGTTATGCTGATATGAGTTATCCTCAATCATACTCTATGAGTTCAACACCACTTAACGACTCTTTGATACATTTACACACACTAGTTCCACAGTTTCAAAACAAGTACAGTATTGATAAAATGAATACTATACTATTGACTGACGGCGGATCTGACCGAGGTTGTCATAGATACGACCCTACTCCAAGACAATTTACACCAGGTTTTCGAAATAGAAACACATACATTGTAAACAAAAAAACTAGACGCCAGTATCTTGCTAATAATAGAGACTTTACAAATGCTCTAATAGAATCACTTAGAGATCAAACTGGTACTAAGGTTGTTAATTTCTATATTCAAAGTAGAAAGGCTATAGATATGTGGCAACATAACGAAACACACGGTACAAAAGATCAGTATGGTTACAGACAGTTATCTCCTAAAACAGAAACACTAATTAAACAACAATGGAAAAAAGATAGAGTTGTTGTTGCTGAAAGAGGTAAACACAATACATCTTATGATGAACAATACACTATCAATTCTAGTTCATTAAAAATTTCAGATGAGGCTATGGCGACCCCATCCGAAAATGCTAAAACGGGTGAGTTGAAACGACTCTTTTCTAAATCTAGAAATTCTAGTTTACAGAGTCGTGTTTTACTAAATCGTTTTATTAAACTAGTCGCCTAAACAATCTAATAGAAGGGAACAATTATGTTAGATACTAAACAAAAAGAGTTCGTAAAAGTTGCGAATGAAAACGGCCTGTCAGGCACAATATCTAGAACCGATATTATCGATCTAGGTGCTAAGACTGGTGTTAAGAAACCTGCTTGGTTGATGAAAGATCACCAATATAGAGTGGGCAGAGGTGAGTATAGACTTCCAACAATGGAAGAAACATTCGCTCAGGCTGAAGTATCAGTCGAATCAGTAGAGGAAACTGTTGATTCTGTTGAATAAACTTCAAAAAAGAGTGTTGCTATTATGCAACACTCTTGAAAAAAGTGGTAAACATATGATTTCATTGATGAATTTAGACCATTATTCGCTAGATTTGTCTCAAAAAATATGTTAAGCTAATAGTATATTAAAGAAAACAAAGGACTATAATATGAATAAAAATCAAGAACAATTTGCCGAGGCGATGTATACCTCTCTCGGTACTGATATCGTCTCTAGAAATGATATCAATTCTTTTCAGAAAGAGAATGGTTATAAAAATCAATCTTGGCTGAAGAATGATAAATACAAAATCTCTAGAGGTCAATATAAATTACCAATCAATGGTTCAATTCCAGTAAAAACTGAAATCGTAGAACCAGAACCTGTTATCGAAAATGAAATAGAGACTAAGGCAGCTTATATTGTCTCAAGTCTTGAAGGCAAAGTTGTGCCAAACAAGTTTCAAGAATTTGTACCTTGGGGTCATTTCAAAGATATCAAGTCAATATTAAAATCTAAATCATTTTATCCAATGTTCATTACTGGTTTGTCTGGTAATGGTAAAACATTAAATGTCACCCAGGCTGCTGCCGAATTGAATAGAGAATTGATCCGTGTCAATATTACGATTGAGACCGATGAAGATGATCTACTCGGTGGTTATAGATTGCGTGATGGCGATACAGTCTGGCAGAATGGGCCAGTTATCGAGGCAATGGAAAGAGGTGCTGTGCTTCTCTTAGATGAGATTGACCTTGCGTCAAATAAAATTATGTGTTTACAACCTATCTTAGAAGGTAGTGGTATCTTTGTTAAAAAGATTAANAAATTTGTCANACCAAAAGATGGTTTCACAGTTGTTGCTACTGCCAANACTAAGGGTCAAGGATCTGATAGTGGTAAGTTCATCGGTACCAATGTTCTTAANGAGGCATTTCTTGAGAGATTCCCAATTACAGTAGAACAAAGTTATCCGACTGTTAAGATCGAGAATAAAATCTTATCGAATGTATTATCTACCAAAGATATGATAAACAAAACTGCCGAAGAGTTTGCTGAAAATCTAGTGACCTGGGCAGATGTAATTAGAAAAACTTACTATGATGGTGGTATTGATGAGATCATATCCACTAGACGATTAGTTCACATTGTTGAGGCCTTCTCAATCTTTAAAGACAAGATGAAGGCGATTGAATTATGTACCAACAGATTTGATGATGATACAAAGGCAAGTTTCTTAGACCTCTATACCAAAGTTGACGCTGGCGAAGATGTCACCAATTATGGTCAAGAGGAACTAGAAGAGGAATCCGATGGTGATGAGGAGGTAGTTGATAATACCAATTACTAAAAATCACCTAGTCCTTACTATGCCAGATCCTATTATTCTTTCTTGGGTTTGGCATAGTTTTAAATTAGGGCTTGACTTTTCAAGTAAAAAATGTTATAATGAATTATGTTAAAAGATAAAATCAAAATAGGATATCAACAATACGAATTAGATATCTGGCCAAAAAGTTTTGCCACTACTGAAGAAGCAGTCGGTGAATTTTTTGCCAATGAAAGAAAGATTGGTATAAGAGGTGATTACATTGATTCACTTCACGGTGCCAATACACTATTACATGAAGTTATGCACGGTATTGCTTATCAATATGGTATGATTGAAACGCTAGACAAGTTTAATAAAGAAGAAAAGATTGTTAACACAATGACAAATGGTATAATGCAAGTGTTCGTAGACAACCCTTGGTTTATTGATTACATTAAAACACAGATAGATAAGGAATATGGTACAAGTAATAGTAAAGGGAAATAATGTAGAACGGGCTATACGCCAGTTGAAAAAGAAATTAATGAAAGAAGGTATACTTCGTGAGATACGACTCAGAGAGACTTACGAGAAACCTACTTTAAAGAGACAACGAAAACATAAAGAGTCTTTGCGAAGAGTTGCTAAAGACAGACGGATGAAAAGATTGCGTGATCGTAGATCATAAAACAGAATTCGATATACCATCGCCACCATGGTACTTGAATATTATTATGCGAGGTGGCAAAACAGAAGGAGAATAGAATGGCAAGAGCTAAACTATCAAAAAAAGAGAAAGTATTAAACTTACTTTCAAAAGGTCAACCAGTTTTTTGGAAGACTTTAAGATCAAGATTCGACCTAGTATCACCTAGAGCGATGATTGATACTCTAAGAAGTGAAGGTCATATGATCTATATTAATACCAACACTGGTACTAATAGTAATAACACTTCATATAGAGTGGGAACCCCAACAAAAGCAATAGTTGCTGCTGGGATTCAGAAACTTTATGGTACTAAGTACGCTTACTAGTCGTATAAATAGTATTGTTAGGCAGTCCGTAAGTCCTAATAGAGGTAGAGTGTCGATATAGACACTAGGGTTTTGGGCATTGTGCCTTGTCGTGATTTATTACAGACAAAAACAATGCCCACTATATTATGAACGAGGCGAAGATGAAATACAAAGAAGATAAAATTATAAATGAAGTAAAGTCCTATGTTGAGTCAACCTATACTCAACACTATTCAACAACAGATGAAGGTTTCCAAGTCCAAGATATCTTGAGACACTTGGATATCAATAAAGATTTTTGTCAGGCCAATGCAATTAAATATTTGTGTAGGTATGGTAAGAAGAATGGTTATAATCGCAACGACCTATTAAAGGCGGTGCATTATATTATATTATTAATGAGTGAGGAATCAAATGATGAAAATAAGTGACCAAACATTAGAAGTATTGAAAAACTTTTCGGAGATCAATACAAATATTCTAGTGAAACCAGGTAGTGAATTATCCACTATCTCAACAATGAAGAACATACTAGCAAAGGCAACGATATCAGAAGCATTTGATAAACAATTTGCTATATATGATCTATCAGAATTATTAGGCATTGTGTCTGCAATAGATAAACCAGATATCGATATGGCTAATGAAAAATTTATGACAGTTGGTTCTGAAGGATCAAAGTCTAAAGCAAAATATTTCTTTTCAGATGAAAGTGTAGTTGTATCTCCTCAAAAAGATGTAATAATGCCAGACGCTGAAGTTTCTTTTGAATTAAAGAATGACATACTTGCTAAACTTATGAAGATGGCTGCGATTATGAAGTTGCCTGATCTATCACTAGTCGGTAAATCTGGTCAAGACTTAATCTTAAAAGTTCACGATAAAAAGAATTCAGCAAATTCTTATGAAGAACCTGTAGGCACCGCAACC